AAGACCTCTACCTTTCAGGCGGTGTAAATTTTAGTGCTAATTCTAATGCAAGTGGTATGACCGCAGAACTACTTGACGATTATGAAGAAGGTACTTGGACTCCTGTAATGCACAGTTCAGGAGGTGCTGTTTCTGCAAGTTATTCATATAGGTCAGGATATTACATAAAGATAGGTAATTCAGTATATGTAAGGTGGGGATTTAGACTTTCATCTAGAAGTGGTGGTTCAGGTACTGCTCAAGTGACAGGTCTCCCTTTCACTTCAAAAAACTATGGAGGTTATCAACAGCCTGCAGCCTTTGTTAATGCACAAAATCTTACAACAGACCCTGATGGACCAGTTCTTTTTTACTTAGTAGATAGTAATACAAAAATCGAAGGTAGGTTGATGAATAACGCAGATACAGCTCTGCCATTATCATATTTTCAAACTAACTCTTGGTGTATTGGACACTTTACATATGATGTTAGCTAATCACTTTTTAATAACTAATATACCTAGTGGATTCTAGGTACGGACATAGGAGAAAAAATGGCATTAAGAAAACGAACATTCGAAGATAAGATAGAAGTTGTGGGCGACTACAAAACTATACAAGTAAGAACAGCTACTGTTGTAGAAGAAGGCACAGATGCAAAAGGCTACACTGAGCTTTCAAGGTCTTTTCACAGACACGCATTAGATTGTGTAAACTCTGTACAAGACGAAGATGGTAACTGGACACATACAGATACAGACGTATCAGGTGAAAGCGATGAGGTTCAGGGCATTGCAAACTCAGTTTGGACTGATACAATTAAAGCAGCAAAAAAAACCGCTAACGAGGAATCTAGCATCTAATGAGCACGGTAAAAGAATCTATGGCAAAAATAGCAGCGCACGAACGTGAGTGTGCTATTCGCTATGAGAATATAGAAAAGCGTTTAGATAAAGGCGACGCTAAATTCGATGCTATGGATACTAAATTTACCAGGTACATTATAGGTCTATACCTACTTATCATAGCCGCCAGTGGCCTTGATAGAATCTTTTCTTAAATATATACTAAATAATTATTGTTGACTAAATAAGGAGTATTTACATGGAAGACAACAAAATAAAAGAAATAAACTTCAACGGCAACGTTTACGCTATTGAAGATCTAACACCTAGAGCAATCGAGGGTTTTAACGCTTTGTTTAAGGCACAACAGAAACTTAACGATCTTGCTGTAGAAGTAAAAATCGTGCAGGGAGGGCAAAGTCATTTAAGTGCGGAATTGGAAAAAGTCATTACAGAAGATAAAATCAAGCCTCAGTCACCAGTCGAAGAAGAAAAAGCCGAAAAGTAAAATGGATATCGAAAAGTGCAAAGCTGATATCAAAAGGCACGAAGGCGAAGTTCTTGAGATATATGAAGATAGTTTAGGTTATAAAACACTAGGCGTTGGCCACCTATGCCAACCAGGCGACCCAGAGTACGATTGGGAAGTAGGTACACCGGTAAGTCAGGAAGTAGTTGATATGTACTACGAAGACGACTTTGATAAACACTACAAAGAAGCTATTCACGTCTTTGGTAGCGAAGAAGATTTTGATAAATTACCCGAAGATATACAACACGTATTGGTTAATATGTGTTTTAATCTAGGAGGTAGCAGGCTTTCTAAGTTTAGAAATATGTTAGATGCCTGTAGAAAACATGAATGGGAACGAATGGCTGCTGAAATGGAAGACAGTAGGTGGTTTAAACAAGTAGGAAGAAGGAGTCTAGAACTACAAGCATTAGTTCGTAATACTGTATAATGAATAAATGGCATATTTTAAACTTATTACCTTCGGAGGCAAAGCACCTAGAGTATCTCCTAGGCTTCTAGCAGACACCCTTGCGCAAACTGCAACCGATGTAAACTTAGAAAGTGGACGTCTTGTACCTGTAAAAGAGAATTCCACAGTAGACCCTTCTAACGGAGTTTCTACTCTTGCCAACACTACCAAACAAAGCATATTTAAATACACTGATAGCCCAGAACGTTGGCTACAGTTTGATGAAGACGTAGACGTCGTACGTGGACCGATAGCCGGGGACACCAATGACACGATCTATTGGTCAGGTCAATCTTTCCCTAGAATGGGAAGAAGTGATATTGTTTTAGGTGGTGCTCCTTATCCAAACGCTTTTTACAGATTAGGTATCCCTGCGCCAACTGCAGCTCCTACTGTAGCAATAACAGCACCAACACAGATAAATGCAACCATAACAACTACTAATGGTTCGGGAACTATAACGGTAACAACAGCAAGCAATCACAACGCTTCTGTAGATCAATTTGTAACTTTAGTAGGATTTAGTGCAACTAATGGTTTAACAGCAGATGAAATAAATGGAGATTTTAAAATAAAAAGTGTGCCTTCTGCTACTACTTTAACCGTAGATACTAATGGGTCTGCTACTAGTGCAGGTACATCAAGCTCTATAACAAACGGTGCTAGTTTTGGTGGACCTTCGGACGCTAACCTGGATTTTGAAACTTCTTACGTGTACACCTTTGTTTCAGCATACGGCGAAGAAGGGCCACCTTCTCCGGCATCTACAGTAATAACAACAGATGACAACCAAACTATAACTGTTAGTGGTTTAGAAACTAGTAGTTCAAAATCAAATACTAACTTATTTAAAAAACGTATTTACAGGTCCAATACAGGTTCAACCGCTTCAGCGTTTCAGTTTGTAGCAGAGGTTACACTTGCAACAACTAGTTACACCGATACATCAAATAATAACGAACTTGCTGAAGTTATACCTTCTAATGGTTGGATTGCACCCCCAGATGACGACACTAGCTTATATCCAGACGGACCGATGAAAGGGCTATGTGCTTTACCAGGTGGTGTCTTTGCTGGTTTTACCGGTAAACGTATATGTTTTAGTGAGCCTTTCCTACCCCATGCCTGGCCTGCCTCTTACAGGATCGCTCTGGAAGAAGATATAGTTGGTATAAAAGTAGTATCAAACGGTGTATTAGTTACTACAAAAAGCGTGCCTTACTTGGTCACAGGATCTGGGCCCGACACGATGACTGCAATACGTATCGAAAGTTCACAAGCTAACTTAAACAAAAGGTCAATGGTAGACATGGGTCCCTATGTGATTTATGCAAGCCCGGACGGATTGATCGCAGCAGAAGGCACGAGTGTACGAAACCTTACCGAAGGTATTATTACGCCTAGTCAATGGCAAGCTAGTTATTACCCTGCAACGATTACCGGGTTCTTGTGGGAAGAAAGGTATGTTGGTTTCTACAACACAGGTAGTGGTTACGGCGGGTTTATCTTTGACCCAAGAGTGAACGACGGCACAAGTTTTGTAGACTTAGATGCTAGTGCTTTGATACGCGGTGGACATACAGATCCGGACGACAGCCAGTTATATTTAATTATAAGTAACACGATTAAAAAGTTTCAAGGCGGTGGTAGTAATTTAACATTTAATTGGAAGTCAAAAGAATATGTTATGCCAAAACCTACAAGTATGGGGTTCGTAAAAGTAGATGCAGAAAGTTATCCAGTAAGAGTCAAAGTTTATGGTGATGACTCTGTTATATATAATGCTCAGATATCAACAAGCGGTAGTGCCTACAGCGTTACTGGCACTACACCTAGTTTTAGTGCTACTTCTATACCAGAACCGATATTAAGACTACCTGCAAGCGTACATAAGACTTTTGCAGTTGAAGTAGAAGGCGCTACTATTGTCAACGAAATCTGTGTAGGAGAATCCATAGATGAATTAAGGAGCATTTAATGGCGACCAAAGTTCCGGCTCTAAAAAATGTACCAGTTAAAATAGATAGAGAGTTAAGAGATACTCTCGAGTCTATGAGAGAAGCTCAAGAAATAAGATTAGGTAGACGTGGTGACCCCTTAGACAGAGCTATAACCTTAAGAGAGTTAATAGATTCTGGTTTAGCTAAGAAACTTACCAACAGGCCTTTTAACCCTAACGGCTTAATTGATTTTATACCAAATGATGATACCGTTGGCGATTTAGATATACCGCCTGCGCCTACATCTCTAGAAGCTTCTGGTGCTTTTACAGAAATTATAGTTAGTTGGAATGGTATGAGCGCATCCGCTCCTTATAGAAACCATGCCTATACAGAGGTATGGCGTTCTAGAGATGACGAACTAGGAACCGCTGTTCTTATAACAACAACTAGTTCTTTTATTATTACAGACCCTGTAGGTTACAATCAAACTTACTACTACTGGGTTAGGTATGTAAGTACTTCTGATGTTAAAGGTCCCTTTAATCAGACCAACGGCACAAAGGCTGAAACAGTAGAAAACATAGCTGAGGTAATGCAACAGCTTTCAGAAGAGCTGCAAGATTTGCCTGGCTACGCAGCTTTGAATACTTTGATAACTAATGCAGACGTAGCAGTAGCTGCAAAAGCTGCAAACGTTATTAGAGCTACTTCAGCCCCGACTACAAGAACAGACGGTTCTTCTTTACAAGCAGTCGATATTTGGGTAGATACTAATGACAACAACCAGGTTTATATAAGAAACTCTAGTAACAACGGTTGGGAAAAAGCTAGAGATTCATCATTGGTCTCACTTTACAATACTTTGAGTTCTACTGTATCAACTAACTCAACAAACATAGCAACCGCTCAGTCTGACATTGTTACTTTAACAACAGCTAATTCTTCTAGGGTTAGTGAAATAACAGAACTAGAAGCTACTTTAACTGGTTTTAGCAGTTCATCAACAGTTACTGCTGCTCTAACAGCAGAACAAACAGCTAGGGCAAATGCTGATTCTGCTTTAACAACTAGTATTAATAACTTAACGTCTACAGTAAACAGCAATACTTCAGCAATAAGCACTGAACAAACAACTAGAGCAAACGCAGATAGCGCATTAGCGACAGACATTACTAATTTAACCTCAACAGTTAATTCAAACACGTCTGCAATATCTTCTGAAGCAACAACCAGAGCTAACGCAGATTCTGCTTTAGCAACTGATATAACAAATTTGACATCTACGGTTGGGGGAAATAGTTCCAGTATAACTACTTTGAACACCACTACCGCTAATATAAACGGCGATTTAAATGCTATGTACGTGCTCCAGGTATCGACCGAAAGCAACGGCAGTGTATCTGCAGCTGGTATGGTTATTGGTTCCAATGCTAATAATGGATCTGGAGCACAATCTTACGTGCAATTCCAGGCAGATAAGTTTGCAATATGGAACGGGTCTTCTGCTACAGCTCCATTTATTGTAAGCGGTGGCACGGTTTTTATAGACAGTGCACGTATCCAAGACGGAGCTATAACAAACGCTAAAATTTTAAACGGTACTATTCAAGAAGCTAAGATAGGCGATGCTCAAATCACAACAGCTAAAATAGCGGATGCTAATATAACCAACGCTAAAATAGTTGATGCTACTATACAAGGTGCAAAAATTGCTAATGCTGCAATTACAAATGCAAAAATAAATGATTTAAATGCTGACAAGATAAATGCGGGCACAATATCTGCTGACAGAATTGGTGCTAATACTATTACAGCAACAAAAATAAACACAACTGATTTATTCCTACCCTCAAACGGTGGAGAAAAAACAGGTTCCACGTTAGGCTACTGGCACGAGAACGATCTTAACTATAGACACGTAGCTGAGATAGGTTCAGGTGCTGGGTTTTATACAGGGTATATACGAGTTTATAAAGGAATTTATGCTGGTCAAATAAAAAACATTAGTTTTCTAGTATCGGATGGGACATTTGGTGCAAGTAGTGCTAATGATGTTAATACCAGTGTAACCTTTAGTGATATAACTAAAATAACTGAAAGTGCCTCTCACGCTATTTTAGTTACCCCAAATCTACAGTATTTATCGGGAGGTTGGATTTCTAATAGTAGATTAACTACAGGTAAAGATAGTTCAAATATACCTATATCTTTTAGATATACCGGCACCGGAACTCTTAACTTTTTTATATATGCAGAGGCAGACAGTAATTTTCAGTTGATGGGAGGAGCAGACGCTAGGTTTGTTAAATTTAGCTCTTAAATATTTTTATGGCTTGGAATAGTACAGTATCAGATATACACACTTTTACTACAGTGTTTACCATTAAAAACATTTACCACAGACAAAAAGGGATGGACGGTGAGCAAGTTGTTTACAACATACACTTCAAAGTAGTAGGAACAGACACAGATGGCAGTGGTAATACTTACACACTTGAGGATGAAATGTTAGCTTTTGATATGTCCTCTGTTGATACTGCAAGTTCAGATTTTATTAACATAGATGATGTTACAGACGAAATAGCTAAACAGTGGGTTGTAGACTTTTTTGCTGGTAACAACAATCTAGATGTAGCATTTACCAACTTGTTATATGGTGTTCCAGATACAGATGGAACGTGATAATATAAACTATGGCGTACAAAAGAAAAACAACCAGAAAAAAACCAACACGTAAAAAGTCTCTTACCAAAAGGCAAGAAGCTAGTATGAAAAGGCATTCTAAACATCATAGTGCAAAGCACATGAGATACATGAAGAACCTTATGATGAAGGGCGATACTTTTAGGTCAGCTCATAAAAAAGCACAAGCAAAAGTAGGTAAGTAATGTACGAATACAGTTGCGGTATAACTAGGATCGTGGACGGAGATACTGTCGACGCTGAGATAGACTTAGGCTTTGACATTGTATATAAGTCTCGTGTCAGACTATACGGAATCGACACGCCAGAATCACGAACACGTGATTTAGATGAAAAAGCTAGAGGTAAACTAGCAGCAAAGTTTTTATCCGATGCTATCTTGCATGCAGATACATTAGTCATACAAACAAAACTAGATAAGAAAGGGAAGTTCGGTAGAGTTCTAGGCGTTATCGTTGCAGATGGCGTAGATCTAAACCAAGCGCTTATAGACAATCATCTTGCTGTTGCCTACACAGGCCAGAGTAAAGATGATATAGAGGCACAACATTTAGCAAACAAGGAGGAGCTGTTAAAGCTTGGAAAATATGAAGAAATTATTAACTAACATAGTAGGGAGCGTAGCTCCAACATTAGGTGCGGCACTCGGTGGCCCTTTAGGTGGCATGGCAGGTGACGTTATATCCAAAGTATTAGGTGTAGAAAACAATCCAGCATCATTAGAAAAAGCAATTGCACAAGCAACACCAGAACAATTGATGGAAATTAAAAAAGCAGAGATAGAGTTCGAAGCTAAGATGAAAGAGCTGGATGTAGACATATACAAAATAGAAGCTGAAGAGAAGAAAGACGCACGTAAACACTTTTCTAAAGACTGGACTGCTAGGATTATAGGTATAGCCATGGTTGGTGGTTTTCTTGGTTATATCTTTCTTGTAACGCTACAACCACCAGAGCAAAATAGTGAGGCTCTGATTAATTTAGTGCTAGGTTACTTGGGTGGCCTAGCGTCTGCAGTAATATCATTTTATTTCGGAGCCTCCAATAAACAAGAATGACCGAAGCGATTACGGTAATCCAAGAAGTTGGTTTTCCTATAGCAGCTGCAGCTGGTTTAGGTTGGTTTATTTATAAACTAATCATGCGTATTGTGGACGGTATGGAGACAAAACTTGATACCGTAGATGAAAAAGTAGAATCCCAGATAGCAGCTATAGAAGAACGACTAGGCACAAAACTTGACTCACAGCATGGTATTTTAGTAGCCTTAATAGACAGGGTGCGTAGTTTAGACAACGAAATTATAAGACAAGACACTTTGATAAAGACTATTCTTGGCGTACCTCAACTAATAGATAGCAATAAAATTGCTAAGGCGGATAGAGATGACCAAAGAAAAGATTAAAAGAAAAAGAGGCAGACCCTCTAACGCAGAACTAAAGCGTAGAAAAGAAGAAAGGGAAAAGGATCTTATCCTAAGGGTATTGCTTGCGATAGGGGTTTTTTTAATTGGTGCTATAGTTTCACAAAACTTATTAGCAGACCAAATGACCCATAAGTTTAAGTCTCCTTCTTTTAGTGGAGAAAATACTTCTAGTCACTACCTAACAATAGATAATGTTGAATACACTAGAAAAATGTCTATAAAAGCAGAATTAAAAGCTTTGCAAGACCAAATAAAAAGAGACAAAGAGAACACAACCCTTGCTAGATTTGTCCGTAATTTAGAGTCTAGGATTTATGCACAGCTATCAAGACAACTTGTAGAAAATTTATTTGGAGAAACTCCTAGCACATCAGGTGTTTTGAGCTTGGAAGGAAACACGATAGAATACAGTATCGAAAACGATATTATAACTTTAAAAATAACTGATGCTGATGGAAATATTACCGAGATACAGTTGCCTATTGGCGATTTTGCTTTCTAGTTGTGCGTCCTTAATATTTGACCCGATAGAAAATAACATAGGCCCAATCCAAAAAATAGAAAGGGCAGAGGTAGAAACACTCGCAGTATCTAATCTTTCTTCTGTTGGAGTGCCAACACGTAAACCAGTCATTGCAGTTTATCCTACAAGTTTTACAGACCAAACAGGACAAAGGTTAAGCAATTCAAGCTACGCTTCTTTCTCTACTGCAATAACTCAACTACCAAGTGCCTATTTAATAAGAGCTTTGCATAAAGCAGGCTCGGATCACGGGGGGTTTTTTACTGTAGTTGAAAGGGTAGGTTTAGATAACTTAACTAAAGAACGCCAAATTATAAGAAGCACTAGAGAAAAAGAAGATAATGCCAAGGAGTTAGGGGCCCTTTTGTTCGCAGGTTTAATTATAGAGGGGGGTGTGATAGGATATGAGAGTAACGTTACGTCTGGCGGTGCTGGAGCACGTTATTTAGGCTTAGGTGCAACCAAAGCGTATAGAAGAGATTCAGTAACAGTACAACTTAGGTTGGTATCTGTTACAACGGGAAAAGTTTTGCTAGAGACACTGGTGACTAAAACAATACTAAGTGCCTCATTAAGTAACGATGTTTTTCGATTTATTTCTGATAATACAGAGTTAGTCGAAATAGAAAGTGGTGTTGTAAGAAACGAATCCGGAGGATTGGCTTTAAGGGCCGCCATAGAAACAGCAGTTCTGCAGATAATTAAGGAGGGTACAGAAGCAGGCTATTGGAGTATACATGAAAAATATAAAACTATTGATTGCGATGCTGATTGTGTCGCCTCTGTACGCGGCTGATAACGAAATATATGTAGATCAAGCCGGTGCTACTTTAAACCTAGACTTAGAACAACTTGGTTCTGGTAATATTATAGGCGGGCTTAATGCTGCTGCTGGTAGTATGACTGCTCTTGACCTTGATGGCGCTACTATGACTTTAGACATAAACCAAATAGGTGGTTCTAATACATTTTTAGGGGATATTTTAGCTGACAATTTTACAGGTTTTTTTGAGTTTGATGGAGACAGTAATGACTTTACAATCCAAGTAGACCCTACTAATACCTATGGAGCTGACGGTAGTAATCTTAATGTAGACGTTACAGGAGACAGCAACGACTTTACGTTAAACGTAGGGACAACAGCTTTAACTGGTAATTTAGACTTAGATTGGATTATAAATGGTTCTAGTAATACATTTGATTTTGATATTAACTACGATGGTGCTACATCTTATGTAGACGTAGATGGTGATTCTAACAATGTTACATTTGATGGTTCAGGCTATGCAGGCGGATATTTTTACCTTGACCAAACAGGTAATAGTAGAACATTTAATATTCAACAACTGAGTACCCAAGATAATGACTGGCTTAAAATTATATCTAACGGTAATGGTGGTACTGTTTGCGTCATTCAAAACGACCAAGGCACAGGCACAAGCTGTTAATATTGGAGATATTTCTGAACTAAAAGGGACTGCTAGCGTCTTAAGAGACCAACCTTACGGCGCTGAATTAGATTTTGACATTCAACAAATGGATGACGTTCGTACAACTAACGGACGTGTAGGCATAACATTCCTGGACAATTCTATTGTACGACTGACGGAACATTCTAAACTTGTCATAACTGAATACATTTACGACCCTGACCCTTCAAAAGGTAAAATGGCCATGACGTTTGCTAGCGGTACGGCTAGGTTTATAAGCAGTAAACTAGGCAAGATTGATAAAAGAAACATAAAACTTTCTACACCTACAGCTGACATTGCAATTCGTGGGACTGATTTTACGTGTACCGTAGACGAACTTGGACGTTCGCTTATTATTTTATTACCTGATGCTAACGGTTTATCTAGTGGCGAAATACTTGTTACAACCGCTGCAGGCACAGTTACTCTAAACAGACCTTATGAAGCTACGACTGTTAATGTATTTGAAAACGCACCTAGTAAACCTGTTATATTAGATTTAACCTTAAACATAATAGACAACATGTTGATTGTTAGTCCTCCGGACGAATCAAAGTTATCCACAGAATCATCCACAACGTCCGGAAATACTGGGGCAATTTTAGATATAGACTATTTAGAGTTTGAGGATTTAGAGTTTGATTATCTAGCAGAAGACTCGCTTGAATTTAGTGAGCTTGATATAAATTATTTAGATGTTAATTTTTTTGAAGATCTATTAGAAGTTATAGAAGAGTTGGATACTTTAGGAGATCAGGCATTGACTACAGGCACATTGTTACAAGGCACAAACTTTGGGCAAGATTTAGTTACTCAGATTACAACTTTTAAACAAGATGAAAGTATTATTTTAGAAAGAGCAGTAACGCAAGCTACTAAGTTGACCCTAAACATATCGCAGGGCTATACTATAATATTACTGCAGGATGGTAAAACACAACAAGTGTTAATAAATGGTGGAGGTGACTCTACTATAAGGATTACACAGGGGTCAGGATGAAGAAATGGATTTCGTTATTAGCAATACCAATACTAGCTATACCACTGCTGTTTAACTGGCAGGCACTAGAGATACTTAAATTAAAAACATTTGATGCTTTCGTACAAAAACAAGATCCATCTGGCTGGTTTGTAACTTTAGATATAACAGAAGAAGATGTAGCAACTGCAGGTGGGTGGCCGTACCCGCGTCAGGACTTGGCACGCATTCATTTAGATTTATTAGAAGCAGGAGCTTTAGGTGTAGGTTGGGTTGTTGCTTTTCCACAAGCAGATAGGTTTGGTGGCGACCA